TCATCATATATACTCTCAATGATGCTCATATTATCTTGCCTTCGTACAATGGCAGTTCTTCTGTCATGTATGGATGGTTGTCGTTGATTCTGATGTACTGCATGGCTTCTTGTACTGCTGTAAAGGCATTCATCTCTTGGGTTACCTTCGGCTTGCCACAGCTTGGGCATGTCTCAATCTTTACTTTCTTCTTTGTCATGTTGTTCTCCTTATTCACCATACTGTTGATATTTAAACACCGCTATAACAGATGATACGTCTGGTAGTGTACAAGATGGGTCTTGTTTTGCCCAATATTCAAGATACTTTTCTGCCTGCTCTTCTATTTTTTTATATTGCTCTTTTGTAATTGTCATTTCATTATCCTTCTATGTTGTTGTGTGTATTAGGGTTAGGGTACATTCCACGGATCACACGTAGTGTGATTCCGTGGAACTATCTATTACCAGTTTGTTTCTGCGTAGCTTTTTGTTTCAGCATCAAAAGATAATTCGAAGGTCATTCTTTTAAGCTCATGTATTAACTCAAGTTGAGTTATAATCCCTCGCTCAAACTGACTGATAGCTTTTTTAACACTATCATCATCTACTGTTTTAAAGAAAGCCATAATCTTTTCACAAGCTTTATCGACTAACTTAAGTTTATCTTTATTTTCAGTTACAAAAATCTCATAAACATCGTTAGTTTTTTCAAGGTCTTTTAACTGCTGCTCAAGAGCTTTTCTTTGTTGTTCAACATGTTGGTAAATGGCACTGCGTTTTTCTTTCCACAATTTTTCAACCATTAAAGCTTCGTCCATTGTGTTAAGTATTTCTGTAGTTTTCATTTTAATTTCTCCTATTTATGTCAGCGGAATTGCTGATAAATAGATAGTAACAGGTAACAACTGGTAAGTCAAGTTCTAGAGTGATATTCTTGTGATATATTACCGATTGGCCGCCGCAAAACAAACAATCATTAAAGCTTATAATTATAATCATACAAGAACTCATAAGGAAGATAAGAAATGCATCAGGATGGTAAACTAATTGCATATGCTGTGCGAATACTATTCCCATACAAGATAAACCCAGCATCAACCATCATTAATGCAGATAGCTTTCCTCTGCTGTGCATATAGGGTATACTTTAATTAAAGGTTATAGAGGTTACTCATCGGTAACTTACTCATGGGTAACATCATTCTCAGTGATAATCCTCATATCATCCATCACTCATTCAGATAGACTCAGCATAATATCCATATGATATATCAGTGAATGGCCGGCAAAGAACAATCAATCAATTAATCCTCTAGAGTATCATACACATAGAGTGTAGTAGCATCATACCCCAATGCAAACCAAGCCTCATCAGTCCTCAACCCACCCCAAACCATCCTCATCATACTCATCATGTTCCCATATATATACGAACACTACCCCATACCCCCAGCCCCCCACCACCACTATCACAGAGAGTACTACTCTATGTAGGGACAACGAGGATATTCTAAAAGGTTGGACCCCCCGGCATATTTTCTTTAAGTACCGGTCTACGTAATTATATTAACAGCAGAAATATGGAACAGATTTCGCATATGCCAAATACATCAAGGCATATAAAAGAAAAGACCCAGAGAAGTTAATCCCTGGGCCTAGTCTTAAGAAGAGAACTGCTCTAATCCCGTAGAAGTAGCTCCGTTACTATTTAGTTCATCATCACTGACTATGTACCCTAAGATTGCTCCTAAGGTCTCCTAAGACTTTCCTAAGAGACTACTATCGTACCACAACTATAAGCAATAATGCAAGTTGCAATGCATGTAAACAAAAATAAAAATAATCGTTATTATTAAATTTAAACATTAGAATGAATCTGGCATTGGAGTAGGTTCTACCTTAGCTGTAGGTGTGAATGGTTTTTGCGCCCATCCATTTGCCTTGGCAAAGGTGTCTATAATAGCTGATGCTTCTTTAATAGTTAGAGTGTCACTGTGTACTGGCATATTATGCTTAGCAATTAGTGCCATCTGTTTTTCTGTTGCTGGGTTCATATTATTATTATCTCCTGTTGATTGGTTATTATATAATTGTACTCTGTTTCTAGAAGAAATGCAAGTTTAAATATTATAATATTATCATTTGATTGCTGGCTTCAATCTTTAAAGAAGTATTATTTATATTATATTTATATTATGCTTCGTCTTTTAAAACAGTCTTCTTAGCCCCCGGGGACTTTTCAGTAGGTTGACTACTGCCAGGCGGATGTTGGCTCTCCGTCGAGTTGGCTTAATATACTCGAGTGTTTAAATGCTTAATAAAAAAAATGCGAAGGCCGACCCCCTCAAACGGACCTAAAAGGTAAAGCTATATGACTAGTAGCACAGAACCGGGGTTCCTTACTAGCGCTTTGTTTACCAGTGCTTACATAGTATAGCACATCTGTTACATAGTTAAGAATTTTTTTGTGATATATCACCAAAGTCTATGTAACGGTTTGAATATATAGTATAGCGGTGAGTTCGACACGCGGTAAATCTTTAACTAGGAGAATAATGGCTAACAAAGAATCGTTGCTGCTCAACCAAGAGCAAGAGGCCTATCTCCTTTGGTTGATTACTCCTGAAGATTCCCGTGAGCCCAATAGCAAGAAGGCATATGCCGAACTAGCTGGTGTACATCTTAACACGCTTGGCTACTGGGAAAAGAAGAAGCCTTTCCTTGAAAGATGGAAGCTTGCTATTGAGGGACTTAATCAAAGCCCAGAACGCAGTGGCAAACTACTTGATGTCCTTTATCTTAAAGGTTTAGCCGGCGATATCAAGAGTGCTGAGCTGTTTCTTAAAGCAACTGGTCAGATGCCTAATGCCGCACAGACTTTTAATATTAAATCTGAAACATCAGTTAAAGAACTGTCAGATGAAGACTTGCAAGCAATGATTATTGAGATTGCCTCTAAGCAAAAGAAGCCTAGCATTACTTTAGAGAAGCTCTAATGAGAGTTGGCTGGGGTGCGCCGGGTCAGAACGTCCTTTCTGGTGTTAACAATGCTGCAGACATGCGCATCTATAACACTATTAAGAAGCAGTTCCAACAGCAACAAGATTCTTTGCAGCTTCATCACCAAGAAGAACAGGTTGTTGATGGCGGGATTGCCAATACAATTCAATTCCACTACTTACTCGTGCCAGAATTAAATAATAACGGTGCTGTAGTAACTGGTACTAAATACAAGTTTGACGCTAACAACGGTGCTGCTGGTGCCGCTAACTGGCATTTTCCAAGGAGACCGTAACTCATGGCAACCCTCTTACAAATTCGTCGTGACACTCAAGCCAACTGGTATGCAGCTAACCCTGTTTTGCTTGCCGGCGAAATGGGTATATGCTTAGATGCTGGTCCACCACAAACACTTCCTGCCACTGGCCCTGCTACAGCTACAGCTCCTGGACCTGGATTTAAAATTGGCGATGGCACTACAGCTTGGAACTCTTTAGTATGGGTTAACATGGGTCCAACCGGTGCCACAGGTGTAAGTGGTGCCACGGGTTACACAGGCTACACCGGTTATACGGGCTACACAGGAGCTGCTTCCACCGTGACCGGACCAACGGGCTATACGGGTTACACAGGTTACACCGGTTATACTGGAGCTCGAGGTGCCACAGGTTACACCGGCTATACTGGTTACACCGGCTACACAGGACCATCTGGAGCAGCGTCTACTGTCACCGGCCCAACGGGTTACACCGGTTATACTGGCTACACAGGAGCAGCATCTACTGTCACCGGACCCACAGGGTACACCGGCTACACTGGAGCTGTTGGAGCCACTGGAGCCACAGGCTACACCGGCTATACAGGCGCTGCTGGTTCAGCAGGAGCCACTGGAGCCACAGGTTACACGGGTTACACTGGAGCTGCTGGAGCAGCTAGCACAGTTACGGGACCCACCGGCTATACAGGTTACACCGGAGCATCTGGTGCAGCATCTACTGTGACGGGACCCACCGGAAGCACGGGTGCAACGGGCTACACTGGCTACACGGGTTATACAGGAGCTGCATCTAATGTGACGGGCCCAACGGGCTACACCGGTTATACTGGCTACACCGGTTACACGGGTCAACAAGGAAGATTTACTGTTTCAACAACTGCACCAACAAGTCCAACTCCTGTACAAGGAGACGTTTGGTATAACTCAACTAACGGTAGAAGTTACACCTACTATGTTGACCTCGATGGTGCTCAATGGGTAGAGTTTGGTATGGCTAACCAAGGTCCAACAGGTGCTGCATCAACAGTGACCGGACCAACGGGAGCGACAGGCGCACCTTATCCATATATTGAATTACAAACTGCAACACCTTATGGCGTGCGTATTGGTTATCAAGCATTTAATGGAACAATTCCAGCAACAGCTTATAATTCTATTGCAATTGGTTTTGGAGCGCAAAGATACATAACAGTAGGTTCCAATAACACAGCAGTAGGATATTATACTTTAAATAAAAATACAATTGGTTCACAAAATACTGCAATTGGTGATGGTGCATTAGCCCAAAATACAACTGCTAGTTATAATATTGCTATTGGTTCTAATGCATTATATAATAACATTACTGGTCAACTAAATACTGCACTTGGTTATTCTAACTTAACCAACAACAGTACAGGTAGCCAAAATACAACAGCTGGTTATCTAGCTGGTTATAATAATACTACTGGCGGCGCTAACTTATTTCTTGGAACGTGGTCAGGATTTAGTAATACTACTGGTACTTTTAATATTGCAATTGGTAGCGGTGCAAGTTATCTAAATGCTACAACTAGTTATAATATTGCTATTGGTTCGAATGCATTATATAATAATATTGCTAATTACAACATTGGAATTGGTTATCTTGCAGGATATGCTAATACGACTGGAACCTTTAACACTGCCATTGGATTGCAAGCATTGCGCTTCAATACCACTGGTAGTAATAACTTTGCACTTGGTGCTCAAGTACTTTGCAACAATACTACTGGTAGCAATAACTATGGATTTGGTACCAATACAATGTATTCTAACACCACCGGTGAAAGAAATATTGCTATAGGTCAAAATGCATTATATAACAACACTACTGGTCTTGAAAACTTTGCATTAGGCGGTCAAGCATTAGAAGCTGTAACAACTGCTGGTACTAACGTTGCTATTGGCGTTCAAACAGGTTATAAAATAACAACTGGTAGTAATAACGTTGCCGTCGGAAATAACGCTTTACAAGCAAACATAACCGGTGCAGGTAATACGGTTATGGGTCATCAAGCAGGATATTCTGTAACAGGTCAACAAAATACTTTAATTGGTTATAGCTCTGGAAACACTGGCACTAACAATTTAACAACTGGTTCTAATAACACTTTACTTGGCGCCAATACTGCAGCATCTAGTGCAACAGTATCAAACGAAATAACATTAGGCAATGCTTCAATTGCTACAATTCGTGCACAAGTAACTTCAATAACATCATTGTCTGATGCGCGCGACAAGAAAAACATTAAACCATTAAAGCATGGTTTAGCACTTGTCAATTCACTTAATCCAGTAGAGTTTGATTGGGACATGCGTGACGGTGCTAAAGTAGATGTTCCTGATATGGGTTTCATCGCACAAGACCTTGTTGAAATAGAAGATATTCTCAATGCTCATGAAACATTGCAATTGACATACCGTTCAAACCCTGATAAGCTAGAAGCTACTTACGGCAGACTTGTACCAATATTGGTTAATGCAATTAAGGAACTGTCTGCTCGAGTTGCAGAATTGGAAGAGGAATATTAAATGGCTGCTATAGATTTTCCACTATCACCATCTGATGGTCAACAATTTACTTCAGGTGATTTTACCTGGGTTTGGTCAGCAAGTATTAATGCTTGGAACTTAGTAGCAACTACTGTAACCGGAGCCACGGGAGCCACCGGAGCAACAGGCTACACGGGATACACTGGTCCATTAGGTCCAACTGGAATAGCAGGTAACCCAGGTCCAACCGGAGCCACAGGCTACACGGGTTATACAGGAGCCGCGTCTACGGTGACCGGCCCAACGGGCTACACCGGTTACACAGGCTACACTGGCTACACAGGAGCCGCGGGAGCAGCGTCTACAGTGACCGGACCCACAGGTTACACAGGTTACACCGGCGCTGATGGTGCTGTTGGCCCAACAGGTTACACGGGCTACACAGGTCCTGGTGGTACACAAGGTGCAACCGGCTACACAGGCTATACGGGTTACACTGGTCCTGGTGGCACCGGTCCAACCGGCTACACGGGATACACAGGTCCTGGTGGTGCTGTTGGCGCAACAGGCTACACAGGCTACACAGGTCCTGGTGGCACCGGCGCAACAGGCTACACTGGCTACACAGGCTACACAGGTCCTGGTGGCACCGGTCCAACGGGCTACACCGGCTATACGGGACCTCAAGGTCCAACAGGCCCAGCAGCCAATAATCTATACACCAATAATACACCTAACTTTAGCACTGCACTTGGTGTTGCTGCTGGTAACCAAACCTTTGGTCCAACGGGCCCCACTGGCGCACAGTTTAACACTGCTATAGGCGCTAACTCATTAGCTGCTGTCACTACTGGTAACCAAAATACAACAGTGGGTTATAGTTCTGGAAAATTAGTTACAACTGGAAGCAATAACTTACTTTTTGGTACTGGCGCAGGACAAAGTCTTACTACTGGAAGTAGTAACTTAGCAATTGGTAACTCCGCATACGCTAATGCTACAACAGCTAACTATAACACTGCTATTGGTGCACAAGCAATGCAAAATGCAACTGGTGGCGATAGTAACTTAGCAATTGGTAACGCTTCATTGTTTACCAATACAACTGGTAACGGTAACGTTGCAATTGGTGGTAGTTCAATGGCTGCAAATACTACTGGTGGTGGAAACGTTGCAATAGGTGTAAATGCAATGGTTGCAAATACAACTGGTGGAGTTAACCTAGCAATTGGTAATAATGCATTGGCTGCTAATATTGCTGGTGCTGGTAACTTAGCTATTGGTGGGGACGCATTAAAAGTAGCATCAGCTGCTAGCCAACAATTTGCTATTGGTAATAACGCATTGGCTAGTTCAACACTAGTTACAACTGGTCTTTTAGCTAATATGGCTGTTGGTGCTGGCGCATTACGTTCTTTAACAACTGGCGAAAGAAACATGGCTATTGGTTATTATGCAATGGCTTATTCAACAACTGCTCAAAGAAACTTGGCAATTGGTCGTTATGCATTAGGTCTAACTAATGGAGATTATAATCTAGCTATTGGTAGCGTTGCAGCTTATTGCAATGGAAGCGGCAATGAGAACGTAGCAGTTGGCGTATATTCTTACTACAACTCTACTACTGGTAACGGTAACACCGCAATTGGATTCGCCGCACTATCAAGATGGGATGTTCCAGTTACTTATTACTTTAATGGAAGCACTGGAAACTACAATACTGCAATAGGTGCTTACTCATTATGGGACAATCAAGCTGGCGCTGGAAACACATCACTTGGTTATAACGCTGGATATAATATTTCTAGTGGCACTAATAACGTAACAATTGGTTACAACTCTGGAAACAGTGGAACTAATAACTTAACAACTGGTTCTAATAATATTATACTTGGTTATAACGCAGCTGCAACATCTGCATCTGTATCCAATCAGATAACATTAGGTAACGCTTCAGTTACAAACTTTAGAGTTCCTGGTGTTGGATTTGATATCGATACAAGTCGCGCATCAATCACTGGTTATTCTAAAGTTTCTAAATATAATGCAACTACTGCACCAGTAGTAAAGACAGCAAACTTTACTTTAGCTGATACTGAAAATTGGATTGTTAACAACGCATCTGTTGATATTGTGGTAACATTGCCATCTGGCTCTGCATATATAGGACGCGAAGTAACAATCATTAACTGGACTAATCATTCCGTTTCGTCAGCATCGTCAAATGTTTATCCTCATAATGATGGTACATTGGGAACAGTAATTAATGCTGGAACCGATGGCAGATTCAGTACTATAGTGTATGATGGTACCAATTGGTATATAATGGCAACAAACGCATAATCAACGAAAGAGAAATAATATGTTTGAATTTTTAAACCCAACACCAGAAGAACAACTTGCTCGAAACATAAAAGGTTTGCATGATTCTGTTAATGTTATCAATGAACTCATTACTATAGAACTAGATGCAGAACAAGAATCTTTTTTAAGAGCAAACATTGACCATATAAACATTATGCTTAACAAAGAACATCTTAAAGAAGACACATCAGATAAATCAGTTTTTACTGCAGCAGTTGCAGCAGGAGAAGCTAAGTTAGTTTAATATTAAATTACGAAGGACGTAATATGAAACAGTTTTTTTTCCTCTCAGGCCTGCAACGCTCTGGGGCAACAGTACTTAGTGCAATCTTAAATCAAAATCCAGATGTGTGGGTTTCGCCGGCAAGTCCAATGTTAGAAATGATGATTAATACTACACAAGCATTTGATTCACCAGAACATAAAGATTATGACAGAGGGACTGCAATATCTAATACAGTTGCGGGAATGCCACATAACTTTTATTACGATAAGCAAGCTAAATACATTGTTGATAAGAACCTTAATTGGACATCAGCCAATGGTGTAGAACTAGCTCATCGTTATATAAATTCAAATATTAAAATAATATGTCCAGTAAGAGATATACTTGATATATTAGTTTCATTTGACACAATCATTAACGCATCTTCCGACTCACAACAAAATGCTTTAATGGATAAACAAGTTTTATTAGAAACATTTCCAGATAAGCCAATGGCTGATAGAAGAGCAGATTGGCTAATGAAATTTGGTAATGATATAATGAGATGCTTAAACAATATGAAGCATGCATTAAATCCAGAATATAGACACTTGTTTCACTTTGTAGACTATGATGATTTAACCACCAACCCAGAGAAGGAAATTAATAAAATATATGAATACTTGGAAATTCCGCAATACAATCATGAATATCAGAATATTGAAGACAGCTCAGGTATCTCCGAAAACAGTCTTACAGGCATTAAGAACCTACATAAAATCAGACCAAAGCTAGAAAAGAAATCCCGTAAACCAGAAGACGTGTTCTTGCCAGAAACCATACAACGTTATTCTAATCTTGAATTTTGGAAACAATGGAACTAAATAGCTTAGTTGACGAGTGGAATTTCCGCAAATGTCGTGGACCAGAAGATGCTACTGTAGACCAGTTAACTGAAGCATTTGCTTTCTTTTGTGAAAACTATGTGTATATTAAGCATCCTAATAGAGGCCGCATACAATTAAAATTAAGGTTGGCGCAAAGAGAAACAGTACATGCTTGGCTAGGTAATAGAAACACTATAGTGCTTAAAGCTAGACAGATTGGATTCTCTACACTGGCTGCAGCTTATGCCTTCTGGTTATGTTTCTTTTGGCCAGACAGATTTATAGTCATGCTTTCTAAAACTGAGAGAGAAGCTGCAAAGCTATTATCTAAAGCTAAGTATATCTATAAGTTCTTGCCAGACTTTATTAGAATGTCAGGTCCAGAACTAATACAAAATAACGTTCTTAAGATGAGCTTTAATAATGATTCTGTGATTGAGTCATTGCCATCAGCTAATGAGCCTGCTCGTGGTGAATCCGTATACTTGGCTATAATCGACGAGATGGCCTTCTTGCCTAATCCGGAAGAAGCTTGGGCATCTATTGAGCCTATTGCAGACGTAGGTGGTCGAGTAATCTGTCTGTCTACTGCCAAGGGTGAAGGTAATATATTCTTTCAACTATGGCATGGTTCGCAAACTGGCACCAATAGATTTAAGGGAATATTCTTTCCATGGTCTGCTGCTGACAGAGACCAAGCTTGGTATGACGCGCAAAAAGCTGAACTACCAATGTGGCAATTGCATCAAGAGTACCCATCTAACCCAGAAGAAGCTTTCATCCGTTCTGGCCGTCCAGTCTTTGACATTGATGCCTTGCAGAGAATGCAAACAGAAGTTCCTAAGAAAGGTTTTAATAAGAAGCTTTCAGATGTTAGGAACTCCTACATGTTTGAATCTTCTGGTGGCCCTTTGTCCATATGGCAATTGCCGCAAGCCAGAGCAGTATATGCTATTGGAGCTGACGTTGCTGAAGGTCTAGCTAGAGGTGACTATTCTACTGCACATGTGATTGATGCTAAATCAGGACTGGTTGTAGCCCACTGGCACGGGCACGTAGACCCAGACAAGTTTGGAGAAGAAGTTCTTTATGCCCTTGGCTTCTTTTATAATGAAGCTTTAATAGGAGTTGAATCTAATAACCATGGTTTAACAACTTTAACATCTTTAAATAAAGCTAATTATATTAATCTTTATAGACAACGCAGATTAAACCAAAGACACGCAGAAGCCACAGAAGCATTGGGTTGGCGCACAACAACATTAACTAAACCATTAGCTATAGATGAACTTAATGCTAGTCTAAGAGATGGAGAGTTAGATTTAAGATGTGAATATACGATTGCTGAACTTAAGACCTTTGTTCGTGATGACAATGGTTCTACTCATGGGTCTCCTCACGACGACAGAGTTATGAGTTTAGCCATTGCTCGACAAATGCTTAAGTATTGCTGGCTGCCAGAATACAGCCCAAAGACTGATGCACAATGGGGAACGTTAAATTACTTTGAAAAAAGATTAATGAAACCTATTGCTACAGGTGAACGCGATTTAATAGGTCAACACAACTTTTACTAATGTAATGGTTTTAACTAGTATAATAGGAACTAATATGGAATGTCAGTCTTGTAACCACCCGATTCAGTCAGATAATGACATCAAAAGGGAGCTTTGCTTTAAATGTCATGTCAAGGGTATTCGTTTTGGTTTTGTAAGTGTAGGATATGGTCAGTCTGAATGGAATGACTCAACTATTAGGGAGACTCAAAGAATGTACGAAGCAATGCCTGGTGTTGAAAAAATATCTACAAGAAAAGAATTAATCTAATGCAGTGGTTAGTACCGGTAGTAGTTGCACTTATTGGTGGACCACTAGTTGTTGTAGTTCAAAGCCTTAGAAAAGAAAATACTAGCCAACATGCTGAAGCTAGAGAGTTGTTAAAGATGGTTGCTAGTAAAGTAGATAAGGTTGACGACAAACTAGATGGTCATATTTCGTGGCATATGGCAAAAGTTCGCAAACCTAAAGTTAAAAAAGATGAAATAATAATAAAGGCTGATTAATGAAAATACGTAAAGCTCCATCAATTAAATTAACCAAAATAACTAAAGGTAAAAAAATAGAAACACC